TTGGCTCGGATTTAAATGCCTTACTAAGACTCATTTCATTCTCAAAGCCCTTTTGTCCACTAGTCATGTCTACTGGCACTGTGACACTTGTCTTTGGTGCAATCTGCGCACGATACTGGCCAACTTGGCCAATACCCGCTGGACCAGTTCCAGCCAATGGCTGGCCGCTGATGTACTCCACAGCTCGGATGTCAGGGGATTGAGCCTCGTATGGCATAACACCTTCGGCAATTCTTGATTGGCCTAGCTTGTTGTACTGGACCATGACAGTCCTACCATTCATCACGACAGGCTCTGGCTTACCAAATTCAGCCTGAGATGCTGCTGCTTTAAAAACCTCTGGTATACCTTCTTTGCGCGGCATTGAAGCAAGCAAAGCTCGCTGCGTTGGATTAAGGAATGCCAATGGGTCTGTAGAAACCGGCGCTTGTGCAGCCATCTGATTGGCCAATTCAGCGCGAGCCACCCTTGGACCAACCGGCCCAGCCACAGAAACAGGCGCTGCCAAAGCAGCTTGATTTGGATTTAATGCAGGCGCTGTTGGACCTTGGCCACTAATTAAGTTTCTCCAAGATTGATTGCCAGCAGCTTCTGCTTGCATCTCTTTCAACTTCTCGGCCAAAAGAATGTCTTGCAATGACCCAGCTCTTGCCTGCTGATAGCCCTGCTGGCCAGCCTGCAAAGCTGATCCAAGTGCTTGGCCCAAGTTGATTGGGGTTGTGCTTCGGCCACCGGCCTGCAATAGTGCAGCAGCTGCTGACATTGCAGCATTGCGGCCCAAGAGCTTGCGCTGGTCTTCTGACAGCAGCGCATCAAGACCCGATGGTGTGCCGCCCATACCGCCGCCAAAAATGGAGCCTATGTTGCTGAAGTCAAATCCATTTGCCATATTTTCACCTTATTCCAATAAACCTTTGAGGCGGCTTTTAACCACATCGCCTCTGCTCATCATATTAGTTGATCCTGTGCTTGGCGCAAGCAAAGATGCAGCCATCATGGCGCGTCTTTCCTGACCAGGCTTGATGGCCAATTCTGCCACCGGTGTTCCACTTCTATCCATGGCCACCGCCACATTGTCAAAGCCCTTGGCCTGATCATGCGCATAGCCAAACAGAGCCATGCCCACATCACGCTCAGAGCCTTGGTCAATGATCTTGACCTTGGATGGGTCGCTGGTGATCACAATGCCCCTGCTGGTCCTTGCCACTGTCAGCCCATCAGGGATGCGAGAGGGCATAGGTGATCCAGGCGTGATCAGGATGGTGTCGCGCTTGCTTGATGGGTCAAGCAGTGCCATCAGCTGCGCATCAGCGTAGCGTTGTGGCTCTGGCGTTGGTGTGTTTGGCATGTTAGATCAGGGCAAGCAATGCGCCAAGACCAGCACCAGTGCCAGCGCTTAATGCGCCACCGGTCAGGCCAGCCAATTGAGAGCCAGCCAATGCACCGCCAAGCAGTCCAGCACCAGTGTTTTGTGTGTACGGGGTCTGGGTGATCATGCCCAAATTGGCAGGGTTTGCGCCAAGACTTGATTGGACAATGCCAAGACGCTGCAAGCCAATGTTGCGGATGGCATCCATTCGCTGCTGGTCCTGTGCCTGGCGCGCACCACCAGCTCCCATGACCGCTTGAGCGCCAGCAAGACGCAAGTTCTGCTGCTGCGCTGCCAAGTTGCCAAGCTGATTCGCACCGCCAAGTCGCAATTGCGCGCCCTGCAAGCCAGCTTGCTGGTTCGCAAGTGCCGCCTGCTGGCCAATGTTTGCGTTAAATTGTGCCGCCTGATTTCTGGCCGCAGCGTTTGCAAGTGCCGCTTGGTTTGCAGCGCCAGCACCAAACTGAGAGGCAACATTCTGGGCCGCCACATTGCTCAAACCCGCCTGCTGTAAATTGCCGGCATTGAATTGTGCAAGCTGATTTCGGGCAGCGGCGTTTGCAAGTGCTGCCTGATTTGCCGCACCAGCTCCAAACTGTGAAGCCACATTTTGGGCAGCCACATTGCTCAAACCCGCCTGCTGTAAATTACCAGCGTTAAATTGCGCCATCTGATTTCGGGCAGCGGCGTTTGCAAGTGCAGCCTGATTCATCGCGCCAGCTCCAAACTGAGATGCAGCTGTACGCTGTGCAGCGTTTTGGATTGCGGCTTGCTGCTGCCGTGCAAGGTCTTGCTGCATCTGGTTAGCTGCAACATCAAAGCCTTGCGCTCTGAGCTGGGCAGCAGTCTTTGCGGCCTGCTCTGCAAACTGGCCACTCGATGCGCCTTGGGCCAATGCTTGGCGTGATCCACCAAAAGCCTTGGCAGCTGCTGCCTGCTGGCCAATTCTGGAAGAGGCGGCAGACCTCGCTCTTTCAATATCAGCCAAAGATGCGTCAATCACCCCGCTGGTGTATGGGTTCATGTAGCGACTAATGTCACCCATATTGGCCTGCGCGGCATTGACATCGGTTGCGCCATAGCCCTGTGCGTTGGCAAGGGATGCTGGGCCAGCTTGTGCGCCAGCAAATTGGCTTGCGCCATATCCCTGCGAGCTGGCAAGGGAAGCTGGGCCTGCTTGCGCGCCGCCAAATTGGGCCGCGCCATAGCCTTGCGATCCAGCAAGAGAGGCTGGGCCAGCGTCAAAGCCGCCAACCATGCCAGGCTGATACTGCGCGCCTGCCGCAGTCATCTCAGCGGCTCGGTCAATGTTTGCAAGACCTGGTCCGGCCAAGCTCGTGTTGACTAGCTGGCGCTCTCCAGCCTGATACATCGGATTGAATCCAGCAAACTCTTGCACGGGCAATGCCCCTGCAACATTCTTGGCCTGCTCAAAGTTCGCAAGAAACGCTTTTTTAATATCTGGATCAATCGAAGTTGATGATGTTTGACTTCCACCTTTTGACATTTTGCGTTCCTTTAATCTAAGAGAGATTTAATTTTTTTGGCAGGCACTTTGCCTTCATTGATCATGTCCAAAAGTCCACGGCCATATTTATTGACAGCAGATTTTTTGATGACATATTCGCCGCGCTGGACCATGGCAAAGCCATCATCTGGGCCTTTGGGGTTTGGTCCAAGCAGGCCGCGAATCATGCCGCCCTTTGCATAGCCAGCCGTGTCAAAACTGTCCTCGCCCATGTCTTGGCCATCATCGCCACCAAGATCACCGCCCATCTCACCACGAAAATCACCGCCATAAACTGGCACATCTGTGGCTGGCGCATCTGCGGCTAGCACATCTGTAGCTGGCGCATCGGAGACATAGTTATAGGATGGAGCCTGATATTGGACATCGTCATAGGATGCGGCATCAATATCAGAAGCACGGGCGCTTTCAGCCAAAGCCTCTTCGCGCACAGCATCTTCAACACGGGACACGGCATCTGCGCCTTCTTGGTCATAGATTGCCTGCTCGTACCTATTGATAGCGTCTTGTCCATCTTGGTCGTATTGCTCGGCTGCTACTTCTTGCTCAATTTTATTGATGGCATCTTGACCCGCTTGGTCGTATGGGTCAACTTCTGTTACAGCGTTACCCACACCCACACCACCCATGATGGGACTAGCACCACCACCGCCACCACCGCCACCGGTGACAGCATCGCCTTGCATCCCCCTGGTATAAATACTAGGGTCAAAGCCGCCAAGCGCATTGCCCATAGAAGAATTTGCGTATGGATTTCTGAAAGCTGGCGTCATTGCCATGATCTGAGAGTAGGGGTCATCGCCAGTGAATTGTGGCAATGGCTGCTCAATCAATGATGGCAAGTTGGCGCCACCTTTACCACCGCCACCACCTTGGGCTGGGTCAGCAAAATTTGTATATCCTGAAGCGCCACCTAAGCTCATATCAACTCCTTTGAAAGGATAAACCACTGAGGCTCATATCCCTCGTCTTTCAAAAATGTACGCTCCCAGCCCTTGCGGCCAGCCAGCGTTACCCTTGTACATCCGACAGACTTGCCCCAATTCTCAATATGAGGCCGCATCTTCTTCAATTCATCGAGATCACCACCAGCAAGAAAAAAGTGCAAATCCTTTAGCTGCGGATAAACAATCACCTCTGTCACCACTGCTGAAATCTGACCTGGCCACAATTGATACCGATTTGACAGAATCCCCGCAGCAATGTCGTCTAGTGTATGTGTCCCACCGCTGTATTCTAAAGCCGCCTCAATCCATTGGCGACACCGGTTGATCTCATAAATTCGGTCTGTCATCGTTTTCCAGAAGCCACAGCATCGAGCCTGATCACCCCAACACGCCAATCAGCCAACACCGCACCAGTCACCTTGATATTGACTTGGCGGCCAGAAAACCTGACAGAAGTTGGGTTTGCTGCCGTATATGGTCCAAATGTCGATTGCGCGCCAGTTGGGTAGTTTCGGGTTTTGAACGACACCACAGCCTCGCCCAAAGTCTGCTCATCTGGCACAACTTCTCGCACAGACATCACATTCTCACCATTGCCAATTTGGATTGGGCCAGACTCAGCATAGATGCTGGCGCTGTCATAAGCAAAACCCACCTCATGGTCATAGAGATAGCCATCAGCTGAAACCATCAAGGGATTGGTAAACACGCCAGCATCAGTGCCAGCTGTTCTGCCTAATGTGCCGATGTTCCAATGGTTTTCTCTGTAGTTATAGGTGACATAGCTGTCATTCTCATTGCTTGAATTGCTTGGGTAATACCACCAAATCTCACCAAACTTGCTGTTGTGGACAGCATAGATTTTTGATGATTGGTTGAAGTTCATGTTGCCAAAGACATAGTCCGACACATCACTTGGCAGTGGCTTGACATACCCGTCATATATCCAGAAACCAGACTTGCTCATCCAAATGGCCGCAGTGTCAATGGCCGCCACAGATTGGGCAGATATCAGGCCGCAGCCACTTCCAGCCTTCTCAAAGCCATAGACGAATGGGGCGCCAATGTACTGAGCCGTGTGGACATCGACATCGGTAAACAGTAGGTTTAGGCCCTTGACCCTCTTGCCGGCGATCAATGTGCCAGGCGTGGCCAACTCATAGTCGCCTGCCTGGTTGTCGTTTGTCGGGGTCCATGAAGTGTTGTCTTCTTGGTCTGACCACTGGACTTTTCTTGGGTTGCCACCAGCGCCAAGAGCAAACATGATGCGCTCGGAAGTGACAAGCACCGCCTTGTTGCTCGTTGGCGCATTGGTGATTGCAGCTGCGATGGTCGGTGTGGAAAAGCCGAGCTGCCACTCATAGAGCTTGCCATCGGCATTGGAGCAGGCCACCAAATACTCACCCCATGTGTCCATGGACCATGTCGTGGCCGGTGTGATGCTGGAGCTGTCTGGCCGTGCCACGCCATAGGCAAAGCTGCCATAAGTCGAGTAACCATAGCCAGTCTTGACCA